ATGATACATTAATCGATGCAAGTGAAGTCCATAGAGGAGTATTAGCTCCTTGTGATAAAAGAATTTCTCCAGTATTACCAACACCAGTAAATGCTGTAGTATTAACTGCGGATTGATATGGTATGGCACCACCAATACCACCCTTTAGATTTGTAGATACACCGGCAGTTACTGCAAAACCAGCGACAGCTACATTATTGGCACTTATTGTAACTCTACCTTGACCACTAACCGGAGATATAACAACACCAGCACCAGCAGCGATTGATGTAACAACACCGGAAAGATTGACACCATTACCAAAATATGTACCACCAGTAATTACACCAACAGTGGTCACACCTGTTAATGTTGTATTAAAAAGATCTGCTGAGTTTTGAGCTGTTAAAAACTTTGTGGTAGTCGCACCACCAATTAAAACATCATTAGTAACACCAATTCCTAGTGCTGTAAGAATTCCAGATACCGTAAAATCACCAGTTACGGAGGAAGGACCAACAATGATCGGGCCACTATTCTTAAACCTATTGGTTATCTTATCGGCCCTAAGTAATGACATTAAACTATAATGCTTTTCCTGTTAGTTGTATTTATAAAGTGAGTGGATAAATATCTAAGGTGATTGAGTATTTACACAATGAAGGAAGGTGAGTTTTGTCCCCTCATCAAAAAGAAATGTGTTGGTCGTAAATGTGCTTGGTATACTGAGGTAAGAGGAGTAAATCCAAACACAGGACAAGAGATTGACGAATGGAAGTGTGCTGTCGCGTGGATGCCCATGATGGCCGTTGAGATTGCTCAGAAATCAAATCAGACTGGTGCTGCAGTAGAAAGTTTTAGAAACGATGTAGCACAAGCAAATCAATTAAATCAACAACTCTACATTGAAGGATTACAACAGGGGATTGTGCAATCACAGATTACACCTCATAATCCCCTTGATACATTACCACCTAGTCCTTAGAACAGATAAGAACATCAATATACTGAACCCTGAAGTCCATTGTTGCTCCTGATGTTCCTTCATTTACTATAGTGATATTATGTTTGTGGCTGCCTTCACTGGCCCCCGTATTACCACTATATTCGTGTTTGTGATTTGAAGAGTTATTGTTTGTAGAAATGTTGTGTGTGTGACCACTTCCTGAGGAAAGTACACTTATACCGGTTGCTCTATTACCAGTGGTTGCATTTGAGTCCTGTCCTTTTGCAGCAGTATTACTTCTATCACCATGTTCAACATTGTCAGCTGTTCTTCTGACGTAATTATGGTTGTGTCCAGGGTCGGAAATATTGTGAGCATGACTACCGTTACTTGTTGTATTACCACCATGGGTATGATTAGAACTCTGATTGCTAGTATCACCACTATATTCGTGAGTGTGATTAGCGGTTTGATTACTGAGGTTGGCGGTATGATTATGTTGAGGGAGTACAACAGATCTGCTATCGAATGTAGATGTAAATGTATTATTACCACCAGTTCCACCACCGGTACCACTTACAACTCTAAGTGCTTTATTATTATTGGTAGTAAGTTTTGTCCAGCCAGTTGGTGCAGCAGATTGATAGAACAACATTACCGACCCGGAGGGTATAACTTGAATTGCAGCATCATAAGCAGCCTTGACTGCAGATGGTGTTGCAGCTTGAGTTGTAGATGAGCTGGTAATAGATGTATTCAGTTGAACTACACCCTGACCCGATGTGGATGCATCAGGTAATCTATCTACATCGACGATACCTTGTGAAATATTACCCCCGTCAAGATTGGTAATATTATCGCCAGCACCAGCAATGTTTCCTGCTGTCAGTGTTTGTGTGGATGGATTATACTTAAACTGTCCACTGTTAGAATCAATATAGGGTCTTTGGAAACTATTTCCTTGATTGTCGGAGAACAATACCTGATAATCGGTATCATCATTCTTCTCATCAACATTAATATTATTTGCATTCGTTGCAGTTCCACTTAAACTACCGGTGAATGTCGTTGCATTGATATTGGTTGATGTAAGAGTGTTAGTGCTGGGATTGTAAGTAAGATTGGTATTATCAGTGTCAATATACAGTCTTTGATATGCACTACCATCAGTATCACTAAAGATAACTTGATAATCTACATTGTTATTTTTTTGATCAACATTAATGTTATCGGCGCCGGTGGCAATACCAGAAAGATTACCTACAACTTCATTTACAGTTAGAATTTGTGTAGATGGATTGTATTTAAACTGTCCAGTATTTGAATCAATGTAAGCTGCCCTATATCCTATGGATTGATCATCGGTAAACAATACCTGATAACCAGTGGAATCGTTCTTCTGTTCAATCAGAACTTTATCTGCACCAGTTGAAACACCGATAAATGCAGTCTGGTCTTGTCTAACAGTCACAATACCAGAACTTACACTGAAGTCAGGACCCTTCAGGTTGTTGATAGTTCCAATACCTGATACAAAGATCTGTTCAAAATCTGCTTGAGTATTACTATCAAGGAATGAAGTTACGGTGAGGACACCGATTGAATTGGTCTTTTGATCATTACCAATGAATATGGAACCACCCATACCAGCAATGTTAGATGCCTGGTAATAAAGTTTGTTTGGTGAATCAAAGGGAACTTTAAAGGTGATGATACCAACTTGAGCACCATTATTTTCAACACCTCTGTTAAATTGATTTAAGAGATCAGCAGTGGGTTCTGTTTTAATGTAGAATGGGAAACCACCAGCATCTACAACAAATCTATAATTCTGTCCTCTTTGTAGATAAATCTCTGGATTATCTGTATTTACGGTGAATCCGATTCCGGGAGGGTCACCTGCGGCTAGGAACCTGAATTTATTACTATTATCATCAATATTGAACTTGGTGAATACTTCAGCGTTATTTGCAATCAGTTTATTATCAACAGTCACATTGGTAAAACCAACTGTTCCACCAGCAGATATCTGACCTGAAAGAGATGCTGCCTTAATTGAACCAGTAACTTCTACATCACCAAAAACAAATGCAGCAGTAGTTCCAGTAGATACTGGACCTCTTAGATCTAATGTGTAAGTTGGATTGGTCGAATTAATACCGATCTGTTTATTAAGAACAGAAGCTGTAATAACCGTTCCACCGATACCAACATCTAGACCAGATTGTGCAGTAGATACACCAGTAACTGCTATCCTCTCAGCGGTGATAGTAGTACCTACAGCCAATGATTGACTGACCTCACCATCACCGATAACAACTAACTTTCTATTGGCTTCAGTCGTTCCAATACCGACTTTATTAGTATCGGGGTCTGCGAAGACCAAGTTTTCATTGACTTGTAAGCCATTCTTGATGACAAAATCCTTATCAATTGCCATTTATCTACCAGGTCAGTTTTTGTTATTTTTATTTATCAACTGGCAATTGTTCCGAACTCCTTCCAAACATTACCAGTGGTAAATACCCAACCGACAGTTCCGCCTGTGGTGGGATTGGCATGGAAGACAATATCACCAGGAGTTCCAGTTTCACTAGGAGTAGCAATACCAACAGTAATCTTTCTTGATACCTGAGCATTACCCTGAATAAACAAACTATTCGCTTCAACTCCTTCAGATGACGTGCTTACAACCTTCTGGGTAAATTGGACAGGACCATTAAACTCGGAGAGGATATTGGTCTTGTCACCACCATTCACGACAAGATTTCTACTGATCTTAACGGTAGAACTTTCTGAGTAATTGAAGTTACTGAGGTCATCAGTTGAACCACTTGCAAATGGATCTTCACCGGTAACAGTTTGAACTGGAGTATCAAAGACTTGTTCTCTACCAGTGTTAGAAGCAACTTTCTTATTTCCAATATAGAAGTCACCTCTATCATTCATACCGGTGTAATTTACAACACCTCCAGCCATTTTTTGTGATTGAGAGATAATCTCCTCATCAATTGTCAATTGTTTTGTCTGTCTATCTGGGAATGCAGTGGAGTAATTTCCTGGTCCATATCCAACATATTCAAATGTATGACCAGATGCCCTAATAATGGAGTTTCTTCTAAACTCAATAGGATAGAATCTGACTCTCTGTACCACAGATCCAACATCATGAAGTCCTGCAATAGTGCCATATACTGCTCTAAAGACTTTCAATTGTGTTGTTCCACCCACACGACTCACGGTGGTCTTAATTCTCATGATTTCATCATTAATTTGAATATAGTCTCCAATCAGGAAACCAAATTCCGTCATATTGTTGACATTGATAGTGTCAGTTGTTTTACTAGAGATTGCAGCAGATAGAGTGGTAGTAATACCTGCATAGATGGGTTGTTCTCTTCCATGAAGAACACCACTTCCAACAACAATGTCACCACCATTATTTTGTAGACCGTTACTATGAAGTTGAATAGTACCAGATGTTGAGGGTGTTACGGTATTGACACCAACATTCAGAACAACAGTGGTCAGTCCAATTTTATTAACACAGATGAAAGACCCGTTGAAGAATGTTTGAGCAGCACCACTTACCGTCACACTATTATTGACTCTGAAATTATTAGCAAAGTCTGTGGTGACTGTGGCAAGACCCACATTTTTATTATAAACAAAATTATTCGTATCAAACGCTGGTCCAATTATCGAGAATGATCCTGGATCTGATACAACATTTCCTAGACCTGCTGTTGCGATACCAGGAGAAGTTGCTGCTAGTGGAACAACCTCAACTTCATTGATTGCCGGAACAGAGGTGATTTTATAATCAGAATTAAAGCTTCTACCGTCAAAATCGTTGATACCAGAAACTGAGATAACATCACCCAGGTTATTGTAGGTCTTATTAATCGAACCTGTGGCAGCAGTGAAGCCTGTTGTTGTTGCAATACCAACAACTTTGAAGGTGTCACCTGCAACGAAAGCGCTTCCACCATCCATGATAGCAATATCAATAATTTCACCGGATGATGTTCCATCAACAGTAACAAGTGCTGTACCATGTCTACCGATGGATCCTGCACCTGTATTTTCTAGTGTTGCATTATAGAAATACTGAATGGTGGATGTTCCATCTCCATATCCTGCACCAGGATTATCGATAACAGGTTTAGTAATCCTATTGAGACCGTGATCATGATCAGTGAAGATGGTGTAAGCAGTTCCAACATTATTACTTACAATATCAGTGATACCTACTCCAATTCCGGTTTCTGTGAAGAAATCTTCAATAGTTTCACCGGTGATACTGTTAAGGGGATCATTTATATTTCTCTCACCAATCAACCTCGCAGGTGCATGACATGATGAGGATTCTGCAGTTGATTTTGGATTATCTCTGTCAAGTTGAGGATAAAGATTTTGAACTGGTTGAGAGAAAGAATAATCAATTGAATTAAATGGAGCAACAGTGGGTTTAACATCAGCATTCAATACACTGAGATAATAGATACCATCTTGCTCACCATTCTTATAAGTATTAATTTCTTCAACATCATAAACATAGTAGTTTCTACTATAATTCTTTCTCTTGACAGTTGGAAGAGACGTTGTTCTTGTTGAAGTATTGTTAGTAAAGGTTCCAGGTGACGACGCGATTTGATTTACTGAGAATGTTCTTGCACTTGTAATTCCAGTAACTTCATACACACCATTAAAACCAGACTGCCCAACGCCAGCAACAGGGAATAGTGTGCTTGTAACGTTTGCAATCTCTACACTTGAACCGATTGAAAGTCCATGTGGTTTTTCTGTGGTATAATGAGCAAGACCTGCTTTGTAATCTACATTAGCGATAAAACTAAAGTTTCTCATCTGAGAATCATTACTCATAGTCACTGAACCAGGATTAAACTCCAGTGCAACCTCAGTATCGTTTGTGCCAGATACATCACCAGACTCCTGAATAATGTATCCATCAAGAGGTGGTCTTGCTGATTCGGATCCTGTAGTCGATGGAATTACAAATCTTACTTTGTGAATCCTATCATTAGATTGTCTTGAATCTTTCAATCTGGTGAAGAAACTTCTTGGTGAGGCATCTCCTAATCCACCACTAATCATTTTAGCATATAGATTATTCTCAGTGGATGCAGATGATACGTTAACATACCATTGAGTATTTGTGGTATCATATTGAATTGGGTGACCAATATCACCAGCTATCTTATCACTTACTCTACTTTCAACAATCAAAGTATCGCCTAGATTGTTAATAGTAATTTTGTTTCCAGATAGAGCATCATTGAATGATCGGGCAATCTGCATCTGATTACCTCCCAATCCATCAACAATTGAGAAGTAAACAATATTAGGGTCAAGACCATCGGGCAATCTTCCATCATTGGAGATAATTCTGACTGTTTCTCCTTGACTAAGTTGATGATCCTGAGTAAAGGTTAATGTTGAACCTGTAATACTATTACCAGTAGAAACATTTCTACCGACTCTCATTACCTTTTTACCAGAAGCTTTGTTGGTGGCATATGCAGTATCGTCCATGACCACTTTGGCACGGAATGTCGTGGGAGTGCCACCAACTGGAAATACAACATTGATATTCTCATCATTCTTAGCACCAAATCTATATCCTTGAATGATGCTATTAGGTATATCATCCTGATTTTCAAAATTATACAGATATAATCTGGAGGTGTCCCCGACCGATGTGGTTTTAGTGATATCTAATGACGAAAATTCAATTGTTGCGTTCTCAGGTGCAAGAGTTCTAGGAGGAATAACTTGAGTGATATATCCAACATCATCCTGAGAGAATACATTATTCTTATATCCTCTTGAAGTTAAAGCAATTTGACCGAAGTTTGAGTTTGAGTTAGTAACAGAAAAATCAGCTCCAGACTCTACTAAGAACTGGTTTGAGTATCCAATTGCAAAGATTGATACCAATTGAATCAAACTATTGTTTGATGCCTTGATATGAAAATTACTGTATGAAGGTTTATATATTGCATTAATGTCTGTGTGTAGATTAGGTATTGTAAGTTTATCGTCAAATGCACCACTCGACGAGTTATATTTTACAAATGCATTGTCGTCAATCTGAAGTCCAACTCCTGTATACTGGGCTACAACCATAGATTTAAATCCATCGGCCTTCGAGCCGTCAGCATGCATACCACACAAACCATATAGTGTTCTGACAGAACAATTAAAGATATATGGTGATGCACTGGTTACCGTATCAGTTGATAGATCTACACTGGTTCCACTTGGATTAGGGAGAGGATCACCCGGTGATACTGGGACTTCATATTTAAATCCTGTCACTCCAGCATCAGTGGTTGAGGTTACCTCAGTGACCAAGAATGTTCCATTGTATCTTGTATCTGTTACATTATTGATGATAACTTCAGTATCAATATTCAGACCAAAGATAGCAGTGGACAGTTGAACATCAATCACAGATGTTGGGGTGACACCATCACCAGCTTTGATACTAGTGATACCTGATGTTCCTTTTGTAGGACCGACAATTCTGAATTCATCAATTCTAGGTTGAATGTCTACATTTGCACTTGGGAAGTCGGGTTCAATCTCTCTTCCACTTGCAGGACCATATACTAAACCGACCTTCTCATAATACATTTCCAGATCAGTGCGATCTGTTACGTAATTAATGAAGTCATCTTTTATGTTTACATTATTTTTACCATCGGCATATTCAAATACCGTCAGTCTGTGATGAGAGAATGTTCCTTTAAATGTATTTGTACTATAATCCTTATAACATGCCTTTTGAGGATCTGCATCTTTAATGGTAAAACTATTCATATAAGTTGTACCAGTCACCCTAAAGATGGCTGATCTTTCGATCAAATCATTTTCTGGATTTGGAACATAGATTGGACGGATAATACATTTTCTCAAATCCTGTCCAACAATAGATGTGCCACGGGGAATTACTACACCACCGTGAATACTATTCAGTTTATACAGGGCATTATTACTGTCAAAGATATCAAAGTTAGAAGTGTTACTAAATGCAGGAAAATCGTTTGAAGTAACACCACTTCTAAGTCTGAAAGAATTAGCTGCTATTGGAATCCATCCGGGCCTATTGTCAATATGGTGCGTTCCGGGTGCCAAGTAGATTGTAGTCTTTTCAAACCTATCATTATCAATTCCTTTCTGATAGGAAAATCTAGCTGATTCAATTAAAGCTCTTTGAAGAGTCTTAAAAGGTCTAGCAAATGAATTACCCTGATTCTCGATACCATCGGTGGCATCTAAGTTGTTGGGATCAACATAGAGAATATTTCCTTTTACATTCTTCAGAAAGTTATCTAAACGAGATAATGGCATCTGTCTTGCACACGATATCTATTATTAGATATTTATTACATAAAAAAGGAACCCCAAGTTGGGATCCCTATACCACAGAGTGGCACTATTCACACGGAAGGTTAACTATATTATAACACTATAATAGATCATTGTCAATTAGATACTCTACGGTATCAGCTACATCATTCATCGCATCACGAATATTCTCCCTATTTCCACTTTCTTGTAGTGAAAGATTCTCATCGGAGGTAAGTGTCCACCTCCATTCTTCCATTTCATTGGAATACCAGAAATTTACCTTCATATGTTTAGTGTAATGACTGGACTCACACCTAAAATACAACCTTAGTTGTATTTCTTTCTCTTCCTTGTATTTAACAGGCTCTGGTGTTTTGTAAGGATTTCTGGATTTTACGTATATTTTGTCGTATTTGGTTGGTGTTAATGGCATGTAATTTCGTATTAGGTAGTATTAGTTCATTACATATCCATACTGATAAATTCACGTCACAAAGTATTTAGCTCTCCTGCCTCGTTATATGTGGGTGGGTGTAAATGACAATATTCGTTAAAAGTAATTTTCATCTCTTTTAGACTTAAATTACAGTTAGCCGCTGCTGTCGGCAAATTCCATTTCGCCGTAAACAACATTTCCATCGATTTTCTAGTTTCTGGTCTCATATAAAAAAGTAATGGGGCCGTTTTTTACCAGGAATTTTTTTCCGGCTTTTTTGAAATCAAAGGCCGTTTTTGGTCAGGGGCTCAGCATAAGCCACACTCTTTTCAGGCACCAAGGCCCTGACCACCTCAAGAACATCCATGAACTGTTCAGGTGTGTCACATTCAACCTCTCTGGTCTCTCCAAGGTCAGAGTAGAGATAGAATTTACGGAGACAGGTATCGATTACCACACGGGTAAGATAACCATTTTCAGCGTCATGAGTGGGTTGGTACATGGTACTCCTCGATACAGTAATACTATACCTGACTTGATAACACAAGTCAAGGGGTGGTGGACAGTTCAATCACCGGTTGATACTGAACTTTGAATTGTCTCCTGGATAGTCATCAATACTATCTCCCTCATATTCTGGAATAAGTTTCTCAACATCCTTTCGTTCTGCTTGAATAAGATAATAACATTCAATGGGTCCACCTAGAGCGTTTCTTACCTGAATTCTTCTACCATACTGAATAGACTCAACAAACAATTCTTGATGACATCCAATCGGTGTAAGATGAACAGAGATAGACTCTTCATCAACTAGACCACCCCAGTACGCAGGTACAGTAATACTGGTTCCTTTCAGTTTACCTCTGAGATAAACACCAGCCTCTGGACCTTCCGTACAAAGATAACGAAGTCTATGGTTCTCTTTGGTAGGATGTTTAATATCAAAGGCTTTTACTGCAGCACTTGCACCGGTGCCATTGACAAATCCTGTGTTGATTTGTGCTGGAGTCGTGATTGTACCAGTAATATTAATAAGACCCTCTCCGGTGATATCGGTGTTCACCTTTAGACGATCAATCTGTGCGGTGGAGTGATAAAATGGTTGACATTGGACTTTTGTATATGGATTATGTGGAGCATCGTCATCATCATTACTGGGTTTAGCAATGTATGAGAAGATATTGGATGCTTGTCCTGTAACTTGATTGTCTCCACATGTGGGGGATCCTCCTCCACTTCTCTCTAAGAATGGTCCGAAGTCTGGTGTTGATGATGTCATGTCAGTTTTTAATGTCGTAATGGTATCCTACAATAGAATACTGGTCATTGTCACCGGGATAATCAGCTGGTGATTTACCTTTGTATTCTGGAATTAATTTATCTCCGTCCTTTCGTTCAGCATATACATGATAATAACAATGAATTGGAACAGCAGATCGTGATTGAAGGTAGATTGCCTTCGCATTGTTACCCCTAACAATGATGTCCTGATGAGATCCGATAGGAGTAATACTCACTGTAATTGAATCTTGATGTACAAAACGTTCCCAATAATCAGGGAGTTCAATAACATCTTTGTTTTTAAGTGTTCCACGAATGTAAACATCATTATAAGGAGCCTCAGGGCAGGTGTGTCTTAGTCTATAACCTTTCTTAGATGGATGGGGGATATCAAAGTTCTTCTTTAGAGAAAGAACGTGACCACCACAATTAGAAATCACATCACCCTGAGCTGCAAGGTGTCTTCCAACAATCACATCAAAGTTAGTCTGAACCATACCCATCAGTGCAGTACTTCCTACTACAGATAATGAGAATGGGTTTGCAATGGGTCCGTAACACAATGCACCCGGAATTAAAGGAGGAGGTGATTCTGGATTAGCTAGGGGTCCAATCATTGATGTTGCCCATACATTAGGGAATGCAGCTGCACCAGTAATAGTAGGACCCTGCAGATATCCAGAGCCACGAACTTCTAGGGATCCTCTTCCTAATGCTTCGGGGTTTCCACACCCAAGAAAAAGTCTCTTGCCTACAAATAAATCAGGTACTTTCATTTATTTTTTGCCTCATTAGTAGATGGACCACATGATGATCCTTTAATACTTGTTGCTCCGTCTGCAACATCAACAAATCCACCATAGATGTCAAGAATTGCTTTACCAATTATATCAACAGTCTTTTCAGAAAAAATCTTGGTAGATACTTTAGATGATAAGTCAATGATCTGTGATTTGACAATGACTTTTTCATTGGCAGTGATTTCTACATTACCATTGTTTCCATCTGATCCTGTAGCGACCAGTTGGATGTTGACACCTTCAATTCTAACACGACCACTAGCTGCTCTTAGAACAAGATCACCACTGACCGCATCAATGAAGACACCAGGAGTATCACCTGTTACATTATCTCCTGCCTCAATCTGAAATGAGCCAGGAGAACGACAAATTGTACCATGTTTTCTATGATCCTCACCAGTGGAATCCATGGAAATGTAGTGATTAAGAGAACCACCACTCCTCAACAGAACTGCTGATAGAACATTGTCACATGAGATATGACCGAATTGCAATTCCCCTTCAGCTGTACCATATCTGATTGTATGATAGTTTTTAAGTTGTGCCATTAGGAATTACGTAAACTTTCTTCTGCTGAATCATAAATCACCTCATGTGGTGTAGATACATGTTTGGCTCCTACCATTTTGACACCTCTAGAGGGGTGTGCGTGGAAGGGTCCGTAATATGGAACACCTTTTACGAAACCAACAGGAATAAGACCCACACAATCAACAACTGAAATAACTTTATCCTGAGATGTTGGTTCCTTGAGTTTGTCTGACCCGACTCTATCTATACAGAGTTTGGGTCTCAATTGAGCATTATAACCTGTTTCGGATTTAATGTAAACCCTTGGCAATTCTGTGAATCCCTCACCCTGTACAGTGACCTTAACAGATATGACCCGTCCCTGATTATCAAACTTGGGCTCTGCCTTTGCTCCGATGTCTGGTTCAATCACAACCTTATCCTCAAAGTTGTAATTGATACCACTATCATCGATGAATATTTCACAGAGATACATGATGACAGGATAAGAGCCGGTAGATTCAGTTGGATAGATAGCTGATTGTCTACTGAAGTCTGGTTTAGGAGATGTGATAACACCAGGACCTTCAAGTATAGTAGGAATTCCACCTCTAATTTCCTCACCACCACCTTGATCACCATCAATAGGTTCAGTAACAATAACTGTACCAGGTGGAGTGATCACTTCATCTCCAGGACCAACCACAATCACATTACCGGGTGGTCTTGGAATTTCATAGTCACCATTAGGTTTCTTGACAATGGTATCTTCGGGGTCAGCCCAAGTATATTCATTACCACCTCTACTTCCATCAGGTGCAGGTAGATATCCGGTACCAGAATAAACAATCTCAATATCAACTATACCAGTCTGTGTATTACCGTCATCATCAGTGTAATCTTCAACGATGGGTTTGATTACAGCCCCTTTACCTTTACCACAGTTGTCTTTAACCTTACCAAAGGTTTTCCCTTTCTCGTAACCGATACCAAAACTCTTCATATCGATACCAATAACTTCACCAGCCGAACCAATAATTAAATTACCAAGTGCTCCCTCTCCAACACCAAAGAACTCAGCTACAGGAGGACCACAGACTATAGGGCCTACTCCACATCCAGATACATTAAAGACTTCACTGAAATCATTCTTGAGTGTATCTTCAATAGATTCTTTAAGACCCTCTCCAGCATTAACAGCATTATCAACTGATGTCTCAAATCCCTTAGCAAAATTCTTGGCATTCCCGACTATACTTTCAATATCACCTTTGCTTGTCTTCCTACCACCGGAAAGAATGTTCCATTCAGTTACATCAGAACACTGAGGTTCTTCATCACACTTAAGGAATGAAAGAACATCTGTAATGACTCCAAGAATGTCATCAGCAATTTTAGTTGCCTGTCCCACAAGTGATGTAACAGAACTCAAAGCCCCACTAATACCATCCTGAACCTGTTTGAGTATTTTACCAAGTGTGTTTCCGATCAAATTCTCTACAAGACATTTACCAACATCAATTACTTTCTTAACTGCATCTCTTACAAAATTACCTACCTGTCCTAGAAGTTCCCCAATGAATTTTCTGAACAGACATGCGATCAAATCATTCACAGTCTCAACTGCTGCTTTCAATGCTGGTCTTTCATTTGGGAACAGAAGAAAATATGTCTTCTTAAGCTCATTGTTTACAGTATTAAGAACATTCTTCTCTATGGTCGTGAAGACTGTTTTCAATCCTCCAGCAATTAACTTGCTTACCTTTTCAATTTCATTATCAATCTGTTTCTGAATATCACCGAACCGATTCTTTACTGCACCAGAATATTTGTAGAGTGACTTCTGTAACTTTTGAATTTTAACAATAATATTTTGAATTTCTTTTTGAATCCTACCCACTGGTAATGGTTCACAATCTTCACTTTGTGCAAGGGGTTTAGTTTCTTCTTCTGCTGCTACTTCGCTTGCCGCATCTTTTTGTTCTGGTGTATTTTGTGACTCATTGACTATTGCATTATTAGGTTGACCAGTCTTATCACCTTGATTGTCACTTTTACCTTCAGGTGTTTTAGCACCCTCCTGTCTAACAATTTCGTTACCCCTATCTACATTCAATGAAGTAGATGATACATTATCATTCTCGGTGTAACCACTGAAGGGAACGAACCTTGCCTTAGTGATATTTTTACTAACTGCAGCATATTGATTATTACCAAGGATACCCATGATGACTGGCATCTGAGCATCTTCTCCATCCAAGAAGAAACCAAAAACAAAATCACCTTGTGCAATATTAGCCGACTGTGTGCTTCCACGACCACCACTACCAGAAGTGATCGGATACATTACATATGCAATAGGTAGTTCTTCATCAGGTATCTCGCCAATGTCTGCAGTATGATACCCCATGATACGAACACGGTATCTCTGCGAGAATCCCCTTACCTCACTATTATTAGCTACAGGATAACCAGGTGTATTATCTTTCCAAGTTGATTCGGGAGCCACTTGGCCGATCCACCAAATGAATCCATCTCTACCTACAAAATATCTTTTAAAGAGTCCTTGTTCTATCATTAATACGTACTACTGGATTTGTATCCTGATTTAGTTCCAAAGGAGTCTCTGACTAATGCTAGTCTGGTAAAACTATCCCTTGAAGTAACCCGGTGACACACACTTGCTACCATATATATACCATCTGTTTGGGGGTTGGTCCCATCCTTTCTGTCACCACGTACTTCTGGGAATTTGCATTTGACAATATCTCCAGCCTTGATACTATAGTCAGCTGCAATAGTCACATTTGTTTTAACTGAGAACATTTGATTATATCTCATGACCGACTGAGCCATGGTGTTCTCAGCGTCATAATTAGGATCAGTTTTGGCTGACTTCCATTGATCAAATTGATCATTACCCGTTCCATTAGGCATCGTACCCACATCAAATACATGACTCATCAATCTAGTGGGTGATAGTGTGAACTCATCAGCCACCATATCACCACCAAAGAATCTACCAGCAGACCCAAGATTTTCCGGAATATATTTGTACTCTTTCACATAGTAATCCATGGAGAATGGATTGAAGTAGATAGATCTATTATTATACGTGCCAAGAGTCAAGTTTTGTTTTAGATCAACATCCTGATCGATAGAATAACTTAGAACATTTGCATTAACTTCGGGTGGTGTTTCGCCCGTGTTGTTGAATATAAATGTCTTTACTGGGTCTTGCTCAAAGAGCTTATCAATTGATCTAAAGTTAAAACCATCTCTGGTTTGATAAAATAAAAATCCTGCTCTTGAACCTACATCTTTATCCGGCACAGCCTTGGATGCTAACCATGTACAAGTGTAGAATGGTTTTCTATCATTACCAATGAAGTTGTAACTCAAAGATGTATTATCTAATTGCTCAAACTCCCCATCGATGGTTTCTATAATTTCTTTGACATGTTCAGAAATCTTACCTTCAAATCTTTGCATCACCCTCTGTTGTTCGTTTGCAAAGAATTCTTTCGATGCAAAATCTACAAAGAACACGTCCTTCTGAGTTCCAGGGTCTGCATCTCTTACTCTATTGACATACAATCCATCTTTAAATTTTAGTTTATTTCCAATATTATCTTCAACTGCAATATCTGTTCTCTCTCCGCCTCTGATTGGTAAAGAGTCCAACACACCCTTAGATGATTTGACAGCTCCTGCATCACCTTCGTAACCACTATCTACAACGACAGCAGTTGCAGTGATATTGTTAGATAATACACTCTCATAATATCTAAATTCTACAACACCACCTGATAAATCAAGTGCCTTGTCAGAGACATTAGATGAAATTTTAAATTTTGAAATATTACCAGGAGATGCTGGTGCGTTCTGTTGAGCTGGCATTATCCTTGTTTATATAAGAATCCCATCAGTTGAGATTTATAATAACTATTTAACACCTGCTGAGTAGATGGACCACCCATATTCAAGCTTCTTCCAGCTCCTCCTCCACCACCGGACTGACCAGGAACAGGAACAGGAACGACACCTCCACCACCACCCTGAGACATGGGATCATAAGAGGTGCGGGAACTTACAGATGAAGCTTGACCAGATGACTGTTGGTTTGGAGATAGTTGAACTTGTTGTGTTTGTGTTCCATCAGAGGTTGCAAGTCTACCAATTTCTAACATGTTAAGGTAGGGTTTAGGATCTATGCCAGTCCCAGAACCACCACCTGCTGGTCTTACTTCAAAGTGTAGATGTTCACCGAATGATCTACCGGTGTTTCCAATCTCACCGATAGGAGTTCCTGCAGTGTAATTAGAACCAACACTCAATGCAGATTTACGAGCAAGATGCATAAAGACGTATTCAATATTACCAACTTGTATGAATACCATATAACCCCCTCTGGAGTCATATTGATTGATAGTGACCTTACCATCTGTTTTAAGTGATACGTAATATCCCTTTTGACCAGAGGTTCCAATATCAACACCAAAGTGATTTGGTCTGTGAGCAGTTCTGTAATCACCCTTTGCACTCATACCAACTTTTCCACCACCAGTCATACTAGAGAATTGAGAGTAAGGAATTTTGTTAGTGAGTGTTTGTTGTCCTGCAGGTATTTGTCTCTGTGCAATCTGTGCCTGTGATGTCTGTGTAACCTGAGCTTGTTGTGTAGACATTGAGGGATTGACCGGTTTTGATGTCGGACTCCCTGCTGTATTGAATAGGTGATTCTTAAACCTTGTGGTATTTACATCCTGTGAGGCATCATAACCAGCAGCAGCAGTTCTGAATCCCGTCGAACCTACCAAAATATCTGCTTCTCTTTCGGACACACCACTTGCAATCAGAGCTGATCTAAGTGCTTGAGGGTTCTTTGCCAAGTCAATTGCCTTTTGTGCCAGAGCCTTCTGTGAATCAGTCCATGGTTTATCAATGCTTCCATCCTCTACAGGTTGATATTGACGCGGACCCATGATAACACCAGTAATAGAGGAGTCATTCGCAAGGAATTTACCTTTACCCACCTTACCTGATTGAATAAGACCTGCACGATTCATTACAGACCTAGCAACTACAGCCATCCCCAACTCACCTTCTCCTAGTGACTCTGCAAGAACTAATCTCTGGAATAAATCTTGTTCGCCAGTGGTAATTGTTGCAGAGTATGGTTGAGTGGTTCCTGGTCCAGATGGTTGGTTCCCTGTCTGTTGTTGATATTGTTGAGGTGTTACAAATTTAGACCCATCCCATACTTTTCGTTCACCACTATCGAGTGTATAGGTTCTTCCTTTAACTCTTCGATCTCTATCAGGTATCCTATCAGATGCTCTATCTAACGCCATGTCTTTAGGATCAATAGGAGGTAACATTCCCATCTTCTGTCTAATCATGTCGTAAAACTGATTACCCGCCCACTTTCCTATTTCATATCCAATAATTCCTCCCATTGGTGCGGTAAGCCAACTAAACACACCACCACCAAGGAAGGCACCAGCACCACCACCGATCCATGCACCAAGACCACCACCAATAGCATTTACCAATGCTCTGTCTAGAGGCTCACCTAATGCTAAGTCAATGAACAGACCAATTAATCCACCAATAACAGGGATTTTTTTGAAGACACCACCTATTTTCAGTAATCTACCAGCACCTTTTTTGGCAACATTTTTTGAGCCACCATAAAGTTTCCTTGCTCGATTGAATAATCCTTGTTGTCTACCAGCCTTTGAAGTAGCCTTTGATATAGATTGTCCCTTTCGTGATGCAGCTGTTCCTACACCTGATGCAGCACCACTTGCTCCACCTGTAAATGAACCCGTAATCCTCTTGACAGTATTCTTTGCAAAACCTACAAGACCTGATCCAATATTGGCAAAGGTCTTCTTCATCAAGGGTGCTATTCTTTTAGCTAATTTTGCAACCTGGTTACCAGCAAACTTCAGTGGTTTTGATAGTAATCTCAATCCTCCTCTTATCGGTCCAGCAAATACAGTTGACATGGAGACAATAGCTGCCTGCATGAATTTAAATGGGTTCGATAAATTGGTTGTAAGTTGATTAAATAAATTTTCAATCTTGTCAAAATTGTTCAGAAGGAATAATGCCAGACCACCAAGTGCAACATTGGTTATGAAATCAAAGATACCAAAGTTCTTTCCAATCTTTTTACCAACTGATAAAATACCTTCACCTTTCCTCCCCTTCTTTTTCTCTAGTTGTTTCTCTTTGTCGTCCGCCTTTTTATCTTTAGCATCCTCTCTAGACTGTCTTAAGTTTTCCTTCGCTGCCTGTCTCTCTGATTCTGCCTGAGTTCCTAATGCTCCAGCAGTCTTATTGATATTGTCAAGCTGTTTACTTAATGAGTCATAAGATACATTACTATCTGCAGTGGGTTTTGCTGCATTTTTAGCATCTTTATATACACTCTTCGGTAACTTGACTGTCGCTACCTTCTTAGTCTTAGGTGTAGATTTTGTCTTAGTTTTCTTTGAAGTCTTCTGACCTATATCCTTTATCTTAGATTTTTTTTCGGTCTTTGCTTCTTGTTTTTTCTCCTTCTTACCACTGACAAACTTCTTAGCAGCACCCTTCGCAGCACCACCAGCGACACCCTTAGCTATTCCTCCCAGAAACATAGGTAATGGCATGTCTTATCCTACTATATTATAGATTGACTTGACGACGATAAGATCAAAGTTACCGGCATCTTCAGCATTAAAGGTAGGAATTTTACCTTGGGCAGCCGAGGCGGCACTGTTTACTTGTCCTGTTGACTGAGGAACTGGGACCACTTGTGTTGCACCACCTCCTCCACTCATGACTGGGGGACTTATATTATTCATGGTAATATTTGTCGGACCAACTCTTGCTTTCTGTGTTCCGGTTGAATCAAAAGCATCTATTGCACCTGCTCCCATTGTAAAGTCCCGTCCAATATCCGCATCAACAGAACCACCACCCTGAATACCAGGTAAGATACCTCTCAAAATCTTCTCTGCCATCTGCATGGATGCAGGACCTATCTCATTTTTCTTTGCCTCCATAAGGAGAGCACGCATAGCTGGGTCATCAATCCGTGCCAACTCAAGTAGAGTTCCACCTGCTTTGGTGACAGCATACTCACTAGACTTATCGTCAGTATAGTATTGACCGAACTGTTGCATCAAACTTCTATCAATTGAGGATACATTTCTGGCTGGGATGACACCAGCTTTACCATACCCTCTCGCATCAAAATGTAAGTCAACATATTGTTGTCCTCTTACACTCTCAACCTCTCTAGGGATGGCTGTCAGACCCTCGTAAGATAGGATGTCTCTGAACCCTATCTTATCTGACAAACCACGTTCAGCAACCAATTTCCTCAGAGTATCGACAACATGTTTTGTGGCTGCTGATTCACTGACACCTGTTCCATAGTCCTGTGTTCCTTGAACAGGACGACCATCAATTCCTAACATGCTACCCATTCTTGACGGGTCCTGAGCATGTCCTGCACCGATGATAACCTTTCCTACCTGACCACCATCTTGGAACCCAGGAATCTTACCATACTTGGGTTTATTGTTACCACCGGCTGCCTCATTCATACCGAGGAGAGTGTCGGCACCAAACATCTCAACTGCCTTCTTACTCATCATCACCTCACCAGGTTGAGCAGCAATGAGTTGAGTGTCCTTACCCATACCCTTGATCCTCATACCACTCAGGTTATCAATGGCACCACCCTCAAGGAATGACATACCATCAGGCATGACCTCACCACCACCAGCTTGTTGTTGAATGTTTAAAAGGTTAGCTAAAGCATTTGGAGGTATGGTTGGTAAGTTAGGTATTTGAAGTAAAGGAATATCAGGGAACTTAATATTTGGGAGTGGAATTATTTTACCAATCTGCTTCATTGCAAATTCAAGTTCGTTTAATGCGAAATTGATACCACTTATCGCAGCATTGAAAGGTGAGAATATAAATTGTGATACCTGTTGTATGATACCATTTGCAAAATTAATAAAATCATTCAAGAAGTTTGTCAAACCACCAAGAAACTTCGCAGGATTTTGGAATATATCAATCAGACCTGTGATTGCACCACCCAACAAGACGTTCTTAAAGAACCCAAGTATCATATCAAAAATAGATGTGGTGGGATTTAATTTCTTCTCCAGTCCCTCCTCAATCTTCTTATCAATATCTACATCCTCAAGTTCTGCTTCCTTCTCTTTAAACCCTTCGGTCTCTTCTTTCTTCGCAGCATCACGAGCAGCCTGTTGTTCAATCTCAAGTTTCTTTTGATTAGTATTAAGTATACCCTCAAGAGTTTGAGCAATACTATCAAGTGATTGGGACAGAGGAAGGAGTTTCTGTTGAGTATTCTCTTCAATCTCTACCTTTAATTCTTCAATACGAGCATCAATATCCTCTCCCTGCATCGAACCACCAGTCTGTCCGGCCGAGGGAAGTAATTTATCTGTTTGGATCTTCTGTGGTTCTTCTTTCTTTGTTGTGTCTTTACCTACAAAATTGGATGGTTTGACTGTCTTCTTCTTTTTCGCTGTGAATTTTTTACCTGAACCTCTAACTCTCTTTCTTTCATTAGCTAACTTCGCATTAGAACTATCTTGTCCTTTTTGTTTGTTAGCCTGAATTTTCTCTAGCAAAAGAGTTCTATACTCCTCTGGATCCATTTCAATATCAAACTTATCCAGTCCAAGGATGTCAAGGATCTCTTGATCAATCTCTTCTAAATTTTCTTCCTCTTGTTTCTCTTGATCTTTTATGAACTTCTTTACATTATCAGCAACTTTCTTTTTCTGTTTCTCCTCGTTCTTCTTATCCTCTTTTAATTTTTTAGCAACATCAGCAGCTTTCTTTTTTGCTTCCTTTTCCTTCTTCTTTTTTTCTTCCTCTCTCTTCTCTAGTTGATTTATTGCATCTTCAATCTTCTTAAGTGTCTTTTCATCGACACCAAGCATCTTGAACTCTTCATATTCCTTCCTGAGCTCTTCAATATTCAAATTGTTGTTCTGGTTTTCAGCCATTCCGTGCCTTCATCTTTTGCTCTTCATCCTCTAAATGTTCCTGAAGTAAAGCAACATAGACATCTCGTTCCCAAGGCATCATGTTTTCAATCTCTGTCAAAGAATATTTATGGTACTGCATGAGGGCAAAATTTAATCTGAAGTAATTCTCCAGATCCATATGCACTAGGCCTATCCGAAAAAACTTGAAAGTCCTTCTAATACAACCTCACTCTTCACATCTGTGACCGGATTATACACCTCAACCTTGTGTGAAAGTCTTGGCATTGTCTCAAAGAATTTTTCAATCTGTTTAAACTGAATTGAACTCATCTGTTCCAAGAATTCAATTACTTCTTTCTTGGATACATCATCAGTGGACCACACCTCTTCCTCATTGTAGATCTTATCTACACAAGTTGCAATCAATTCAAATGATTTATCAACAGTGGTATCTTCAAAATCAAAGTTGTTCTTGATAAACTGGTCGAGTGAAGGATACTTCATCTCCATCATCAGATTATCATCAAGTTGGATCTGTTTATTGTGATCCTCATTTTCAATGACTTTAATATCTTCCAGATCAATCTTCACAGGGATGGATGTCTCACCATCGTCAGGTGCAA